AATGGGCAACCAATTCAAGTGCGTTTGGCAGATCAAGTTGGTGGCAGTTTGAACCCTCCATTCCCAGAGTGGCTGATGGGGTGGCCGCTAGGGTGGACAGACTTAAAGCCATTGGAAATGGACAAGTGCCATTGTGCGCCGCAACAGCATGGAGAATCCTAAGTGAATGACCGACAACAAGCAAATAGACTTCTTGACCAACACAAAGAAACCTGTCAACTTAGCTATGCTGACACTACCGCAGCGCTTAGAGTTACTGGAGACTATGAAGATGATGGAGGCGCGGGAATGGATACAGAGATACCGCAAGAAAGCGAAAGACCTTGGGAAAATCAAAGCATCAGCATGGTGGTCAACGGTCTTATCCGATATAGAGAAAAAGCGTGGGCTGATTGCCGCCAACGATTTGCGGAGGAAAATGAATGAGATACGCGGCAAGAGTTGACGCAAACCAAGATCAAATTGTGGTTGCACTAAGGGCGGCTGGCGCTTACGTTTGGATTATTGGCTTGCCAGTTGATCTTTTGGTTGGATACAAAGGCCACACATTCTTAGTGGAGATTAAAACAGACGCTAAGAAGCGTTTAACGACCCTCCAACAAGACTTTTTTGAAAGTTGGGGCGGAGGTACGTTGGCGCGGGTTGACAGCCCTGACGCGGCTTTACGCATGATTGGAGTATTAAATTGACAAAGTATGTTCAAAGAATTGATGAAGAGGGTTTTGTTGTTCCTTTAGATGAGCTTTACAGATTGGCTTGCTGTGATTGTGGTTTGGTGCATGACGTTGTTTGGTCTTATGACAAAAAAACCAAAGAATTAGGAATGGCGGTTAGAAGAAACAATAGAGCCACCGCCCAACGGCGTAGAAACATCAAGGCAAAAAAATGAAACCTGAAGAAGCGGCGCAAGCCATCAGAGATAAAGCGCCAGCTTACGGTGAGGCTAAAGCCCAAAGGGTTTACCTTGAAGAATTTCGCAAAAGCCAAAAAGCCCTGTTAATGAGGGATGCATTAGCAATGGGATTTGAGGCGGCTAATGCCCAAGAACGCGAAGCATATGCCGACCCAGCTTACCAAAAACTTTTAAAAGGTATGGCTGCGGCAATTGAAAAAGAAGAAACGCTGAAATGGGAAATTGAGGCGGCAAGGCTTGATATAGAAATTTGGCGAACACGCGAGGCAACCAACCGAATGCAAGACAGGTCACACCAATGAAATGCCCTGAATGTGGCACATGGACAATAGTCAAAGAAACTCGAACAAGCACAGGCAACAGCCGCCGCCGCCGACTTGAATGCGCCAATGAACATAGATTTACTACACTGGAGACAATAATTGTTTCAAAAACACCAATACATCAGAAGCAAAAAACTACTAAAGCTGGTGGCGGGACTTGATTGCCAAGCCTGCGGGTCAAGCAATATGGTGCAGGCAGCGCACACCAATTGGGGTGGCGGCAAAGGCAGAGGAGTTAAAGCTGACGACAATCTAGTAGCTGCGTTGTGCCTCAAATGCCATTTTGAAATTGACCAAGGCAAAGACTTGACCAAAGAAGAACGACGGGAAAAGTGGCATCACGCCCACATTGCTACCGTTGCAAAACTTTTCAATGATGGCAATTGGCCTATTGACGTACCAATTCCCGCGTTTACAATGGATGTGCAGTTGTCTTAACAGGGGGTATTGTTTCCCCCTTTTTTTTGATATAGTGGCAATATGAATGATGAAGTAGCCGAATTCGTAGCACACCTGTTGCATAGCAGCACGGTTACGCATTTCATGCACTGGTCTACCACCAGTTATGCAAAACACGTAGCATTAGGAGAATATTATGACCAAATTATTGACTTGGTTGACGAATTTGCCGAATCGTATATGGGCAAATATGAACAGCTTAAAAAGTTTCCTGAAGAATTTCATACAGAAAAAGACCCTGTAAAATATTTGGAAAACATGAAAGAATTTGTGGAAGAATCCCGCGAGGAACTGCCACAAGATACAGAATTGCAAAATTTGGTGGATGAAATCGCCGATTTGATCAATTCAACCTTGTATAAACTGCGTTTTCTTAACTAAGGAAAAACCATGAAAAACATGATGATGAACGAACCTAAGGGTTACGGCACAAAAGCAATGATGGCAGGCAACCCCAAAGCATCCGACAGCACAGGTGATCAAGGAAGCGCCAAAAAGGGCATTCCAGCCGCTAAAACCAACATGACAGGTGCTGACAAGGCATTTGAGGGTGGACGTTCAAACGGCGTTTGCTACACCCACGATCGGAAATGTAGCCAGTAATGGCTAGTTGTGCTAACTGTAAATTCTTTTTGAATGCCCAGATTATGGGGAGTTGTCGCCGTTATCCACAGACAATTAACAGGCACATGAATGATTGGTGCGGTGAACACGCAATAATCAAAACGGTGATGGTTGATTTGCCTATGTATGACATAACAACCGACACTGTTGTTGAATTCAAAAAACGCGGAAGAAAGCCAAAGAATGATCAAACCCCTGCATGACCGTGTAGTTGTTCGTCCAAATGTTCGCAAGTTGTCCGACATTATTTATGTCAACAACAAGGAATCATTTAACGAGGGAACAGTTGTTGCGGTTGGCCCAAAGGTTGACCAGACTCAAGTTGGCGACTTCATTAAGTACGGCAATGGGGATTATTTAAATTGGCCTGTTCACCACATTGATGGGCAGGATTATCAAATCATTCAAGAAGCCGACATTTGTGCGGTAGTGGAGGCGTAATGGCAAAAACTGGACTTTATGCAAATATTCATGCAAAACAGGAACGTATAGAGGCGCAAAAGGCTGCGGGCAAAAAGCCTGAACGCATGAGAACGCCGGGATCTAAGGGCGCACCTACTGCCGCCGCATTTAAGCAATCAGCCAAGACTGCCAAAAAATGAAGAAGCACGACAAGCCCATTTCACACACCACCACGCGTAAGGGCAAAACCTACAACCCGACAGACAAGGGTGCTGGGATGACCGCTAAAGGTCGTGTTGAATACAACGCAAAGAACAACGCAAATTTGAAACCGCCTGCCCCCAACCCCAAGACTAAAGCAGATGCTGATCGAAAAGTCAGTTTCTGTGCAAGAATGGAGGGGGTTGTAAAAAACTCGAAAGGCCCAGCGGAACGGGCAAAGGCCAGTTTAAAAAACTGGAATTGTTAAATCCCTTTTGGAAAAAATAAAGGAAACATCATGGCAAATACAATCGCAACAGGCGTAGCTTACGCAGACCCCGAATTCGTATCAGTACAGGTTGGCAATTCAGCCGTACCCGTAGCTGTTACATCTAGCGGCATCATCAACGGCGCATATGCCACAACCAGCGCCACTAGTGGCGACACCCGTTTAACCTACCAAAAGCTGACTTTTAGCAGCACAGGTAGCGGTGAAACGATTCGGGCATTCTCCGTGGTTACAGGTGCTGGCGCTGCGGCTGGCGGCACAATCAATGGATCACACATCAGCACATCTATTAATGGATCAGGCACTATTGCTGGCGCTGCAAATGCGATTAGGGCAACCATTGGCGGTTCGTCAACAAACCCTGGCGGTACGTTGGCGGCGTTGCAATTGGATTCTGATTTTGCAACTGGCGGCACATGGTCAAACACATCATTTTTGCGTGTAACTAACTCAGGTACAGGTGAAGTGGGTAACTTTGCGGCAATGCCTGCGGTTAGCGCAACAGGCGTGTTTAGAGCCAAAGTCGGTTCACCAGTGGTTACCCATACCATTCCCGTGACCAGCGGCGGCACAACCTACTACGTCATGGTTAGCACGGTTGCCTAGATGCTGAAACATCCCGACATTGATGTGCAAGCCTTAGTCGAGATGCTAGAGGGGCAGCGTGATAATGCAATGGTGCAAGCCGCTGCCCTTTTTAAGGAAAACACCGAGTTAAAGCAAAAGTTAGAAGAATATGACAACAGATCAAATCAAAGCGAGGATTGAAATTTTGACTGCCCAATCCAAACAATTGGAGTTAAACCTCCATGCGATTGGTGGGGCAATTCAAGACTGTCAATATTGGTTAAACGAATTGGAGAAACCAAATGCCGCTAATCAAGTCAATGACACCCAAGGCGCTGAAAGCGAACATCAAGGCTGAAATAGAAGCTGGCAAGCCTGTTAAGCAGGCGGTTGCTATTGGCTATTCGGTTAAACGTGAAGCTGAGAAAGACAAAAAAGCAAAGCCTAAAAAGTGAAAATCACCCAAAAGAAAGTTACAGAACTAATTCCTTATGTAAAAAACAGCCGCACCCATAGCGATGAGCAAGTGGCACAAATAGCGGCAAGCATTAAGGAATTTGGCTGGACTAACCCGATACTGGTGGACGGACAAAACGGCATTATTGCCGGGCATGGTCGCCTTATGGCTGCGCGTAAGCTGGGCTACAAGGACGTGCCAACCATTGAACTAGCAGACCTAACTGAAACCCAAAAGAAAGCCTACATCATTGCCGACAATAGGCTGGCGCTTAACGCTGGTTGGGACAATGAAATGCTGACCATTGAACTTAATGAATTGTTGGCAGATGGATTTGCGTTGGAGATGCTGGGCTTTGACCCCAAAGAGTTAAGCGCATTGCTTGAGCCTGAAGTTATTGAAGGCTTGACGGACGAGGACGCTGTTCCTGACGTGCCTGATGAGCCAACCACTAAGCTGGGCGACATATACCAGTTGGGCAACCATCGATTAATGTGTGGGGATAGCACTAGCATCGATGCTGTGGAAAGTCTTGTTAATAACGCAAAAATAGACCTTTGCTATACAGACCCGCCTTATGGAATTAATGAAAAAGGCGATAGGTCAAAAAGAGGCGGGTTGACACAAGGTAGTAAATTAAAAGATTTTAAAGATGACACTATTGATTACGCAGTAGAGGCTTATCAAATTGTTGAGGGTATATTGCAAGTGCCTAGACAAGTCTGGTGGGGCGCAAACTATTACTGTCATGCTTTGCCACAATCAAATAATTGGTTTGTTTGGGATAAAAGAGTTGAAGAAAAACAGAAAGACACTCAATCAGACTGTGAACTTGCTTGGGTAAAGTCAAAATGGTCAAGTGTAAGAATTTTTAGGCATTTGTGGAAAGGAATGATGAAAGCCTCAGAAAGGGGTCAACATCGAGTCCACCCAACCCAAAAACCCGTAGCCTTAGCAGAATGGTCATTTGATTACTTTAAAGAGGTAAACACAGTTCTTGACCTATTTGGCGGTAGCGGTAGCACATTGATTGCTTGCGAAAAGACAAACCGCACTTGTTACATGATGGAGTTTGAACCTCATTACTGCGATGTAATAGTAAAGCGGTGGGAAGACTTTACAGGTAAGAAATCCGTGCTCTTGACAGAAGTAACCGAAAATGTGTAATATCTGCTAAATTCCCCTCTATAAAATGAACCACGAACATTTGCCAACGCCTGAAACCCAAAAACTGGTTGAATCCAGCAGCGGGTTAGGCTTGCCGCATGAATCCATAGCGGTGTTGGTGGGCATAGATGACAAGACTTTGCGTAAGTATTATCGCCATGAATTGGATATGGGCAAGGCTAAAGCCAACGGGCAGATAGCTAAGACCTTGTATAGCAAGGCGGTTGCCGGCGACACAACCAGCTTGATTTGGTGGACAAAAAGCCAGATGCGATGGTCTGAAACCGTACGTAATGAAATGACAGGCGCAGATGGTAAAGAATTAACAGGTATTCAGGTGACATTTGTGAAGCCTGAGTAGCAACACGCATGGGGATTGAGACAAATCGAGAGATTGCCGGAACGGAAACTGGCTTGTCAGTCCCCAGCTGTGTTGGTTAAACCCGAAAGGCGAAAGCCCTGAAACTGTCCCCGTGAAGTGGTCGACCATGATGAACGGGTTACTCATGCTGGATTCATGAGGCCAACAACCTTTAAGGAAACGATTTGTCCGAAGTAGCCAGCGCCATTGCCAATGCTGAATTCCCAATCAAGCTGCAAGGCTTGTTCAAGCCATCACGTTACAAGGTAGCCTACGGCGGCAGGGGTGGCGCTAAGTCATGGGGCATTGCTAGGGCATTGCTGATCAAGGGCGCTAAAGACCAGCTACGCATCCTATGTGCGCGAGAGTTTCAGACCAGCATCAGGGATTCGGTACATAAGCTGTTGTGTGACCAAATTGAAGGTTTAGGATTGCTGGGTTTTTATGAAATAACTCAAAATACCATTAGAGGCAAGAATGGTACAGAGTTTGCATTTGCTGGCTTAAAAAACAATATTGCCAACATTAAATCTTATGAGGGCGTAGACATTTGCTGGGTAGAGGAAGCGCAGACCACCAGCCGATCAAGCTGGAACATCCTAATCCCAACGATTCGTAAGCAGGGCAGCGAAATATGGATTTCATTTAATCCTGAGTTGGAAACAGACGAAACTTACCAGCGGTTTGTGCTTAACCCGCCTGATGACTGCATTCAGATCAAGATCAACTGGTCAGACAATCCTTGGTTTCCTGACACGCTGAAGCTAGAAAAGGACGCACTTAGAAATCGTGACCTTGAAGCCTATAACCAAGTGTGGGAGGGTTTATGCCGCCAATCGGTAGATGGGGCTATCTTTGCCAAGGAACTACAGCAGGCTGAAGTAGAGGGTAGGCTAACCCGTGTGGCCTATGACGCTACAAAGCCCGTCCACGCAATATTTGACCTTGGTTGGTCTGATAGCACCTCGATTTGGTTCTTGCAGTTTGTGGGCATGGAAACCCGTTTGATTAGGTATATTGAGGACAGCCAAAAGACCATGACCCACTACTTGGCAACCATGCAAACCTTTGGCTATGTGTACGACACGGTGTGGCTACCCCATGACGCAGAGAACCAAACACTAGCAGCGGCTGGGCGTTCTATTGATGACATTGTGAGGGCGGCAGGCTATAAGACGCGGATTCTGCCAAGAGTGCCAATCCTTGACTCAATCAACGCCGCAAGGACAATATTCCCAAGCTGTTGGTTTGACAGGGAACACGCCGCAGAGGGGATCAACTGCCTGCGCCATTATCGATATGAGGTTGACCCAGTAACAGGACAGTTCAGCCGCAACCCATTACACGACCACTATTCGCACGGGGCAGACGCATTCCGCTATATTGCCTTGATGATTCAAGACACACCTAAACGCAAGCCCAAGGCACAAGTTGCAATGGCAGGCGGTTGGATGGGATAATTCCCAAAAGGGGCAAATATGGCTTACCAAGACGCATCAGGCAAAGACGACAGAATCAACAAAGCCATCGCATTCTGGCGGTTGGTCAATGACGCAGATTCCACTAACCGTGCAGAGGCATTGCAGGATATTAAGTTTGCCGCTGGTGATCAATGGCCTGTTGAGATACAGAACAGCAGGAACGTAGAGGCACGACCCTGCCTGACCATCAACAAGATTGATGCCTATGTGCGACAGGTAACCAACCAGCAGCGGATGCAGCGCCCACGCATCAAAGTTCACCCTGTGAATAACTTGGCTGATTACAAGATAGCCCAAGTGATTGAGGGAATGACCCGCCACATTGAGGTTAACTCCAACGCTGACACTGCCTACGATACCGCCTTTGATTACGCCGTGCGGATGGGTTGGGGCTATTGGCGCATCAATACCCGCTATACAAGCGAGGATTCATTTGATCAAGAAATCTACATTGATACGATTGACAACCCTTTCACCGTGTACTTTGATCCCAATTCAATCCTGCCTGATGGGTCAGACGCTGAACGTTGTTTGATCACCACAGTATTGGATAAAAAGGTTTTTAAGGATTACTACCCTGACGCTGATGACGGTGCTAACTTTACCCAGCGTTCTACAGGGGATGACACAGCAAGTTGGATCACCAAGGAAGATATTCGGATAGCTGAATTCTTCTACGTTGAACGTGTACGTGCAAAGCTGTATTTGCTGAGTGATGGCACACGCCAATTTGCTGACTCTGACCGATTCTTTGAACGTGTGGAAGCCGCTGGCTTGACTGTGCTTGATGAACGCGAAAGTTTTCGCAAAGCGGTGAAGTGGGTCAAGATGACCGCCATAGAAATATTGGAAGAAAAGACTTGGGCGGGTAAATACATCCCCGTTGTTCCGTGTTATGGCGCACAAGTTATTGTGGATGACAAGCGTAAGAAATATGGCTTGGTGCGGTTTGCCAAAGACCCGCAGCGTATGTATAACTTCTGGCGCACCAGTATGACCGAATCGGTTGCCCTTGCACCAAAGGCAAAGTGGTTGCTGGCAGAGGGTCAAGACGAGGGACACGAAAACGAATGGGCGCTGGCTAACATCAAGTCAAGCCCCGTCCTGCGTTACAAGCAGAAAGACATTGAGGGCGTACCAGCCCCAGTGCCAACTCGCCTGCAACCTGAAGCGCCGCCTGCTGGCATCATGGAAGCCGCGGGGGCTATTTCCGCAGACTTGCAGATGGTGCTAGGCATCCTTGACCCCAACCAATTACCAAGTGGCAACATTTCAGGCAAAGCCTTACAGGGTCAGCAGAATCAGACTGATCTAAGCAATTTTCACTTTTACGACAACATGACTCGATCTATCAGGCATACAGGCAAAATCCTGTTGGACTTGATTCCCAAAATATATGACACGCAAAGGGTCATGCGAATAATTGGTTCAGATGGTCAACCTGACATGACCGTGATCAATGAAAAGAACGAAGTCAATGAGGTTTTGAATGATGTAACCGTTGGTGAATATGATGTGGTGATGGACACAGGGCCGGGCTTCCAAACTAAGCGCCAGCAAGCAGTTGAAGCCATGATGCCACTACTAACTGGCAATGCAGAATTGTTCAATATTGCTGGTGACTTGGTGTTTAGGAATATGGACTTCCCCGGCGCTGATGTGATTGCTGACCGCCTTGCATCCATGAACCCAATGGCTAATATTGATGAGAAATCAGATATACCGCCTGAAGTTCAGATGCGTTTGGCGCAAGCACAGCAACAAGTGCAGCAGATGCAACAGCAATTGCAAGCCGCCCAGTTGGAAATCAACAACCGTAGTCAGGTTGCTCAAATCCGCGAGGAGGGCGCCACCAGACGCAAACTCATGGACGTTACCGCAAGGGCGCACAACACAGAAACTATTAACGAGGCCAAAGTCAACCAAACTAACCTCAATGCCATTACTAGCCAAAACAAGACTGAAATTGACGCATTGGTCAAAATGCTTATTGCAAGAATGCCCGCCGATCAGTTAATGATGGAAATTGACCGCCTTAACGCTGAACAGCAACAGCTTGCAATGATTGGGGCGCAGGACATTTCGCATCAGGCAAACCCATTTATCAATGCACAACAAATGCAACCACCCATGCAACAACAACCTATGCAACAGCAGCCAATGCAAGAACAGCCAGCGCAGGAACAAATGCAACCGCCAATGCAACAAACATTTGACCAACCCATGCAATGATTGACAGGCAAATAATTTCGTGGTAAAAACCACAAAACCTTACCAGTTGGGTCAACTGGGTGAATTCTTTGAGGTAACTCAATGTCAGAAGTAGCAGAACGACTTGCCGCCAATGTGGTGACAAGTGAAAATTTAGCTGAATTTAATGCCAAACGAATGGGTTTAGCTGATCCACTCCCAAGCGAGGCTGTCGAAAAGGCAGAGCCGCAAGAGGTTGAGCAAGGACAGAGTGAGCCGACAGAGGTAGAGAACGAAGCGACAGCAACAGAGGATAAAAAACAAAATCCCAAGCTGGAAAGACGGTTTTCAGAGATAACTAAGCAGCGCGAAGCCGCACGGGAAGAAGCCCGAAAGGAACGCGAGCAAAGGGAAACTTTGGAAGCAAAGGTAAGGGACTTAGAGGCACAGTTTCAGCCCAAAGCTGATCCAGTGTTTGAAACAGAACCTTTGCCAGAGCAGTTCAGCGATATGTACGAATACGCTAAAGCGTTGACTGACTATCGAGTGGAACAGCGATTGCAGGAAGAGAAGCAAAAGGAAGCGCAGGCTAAAGCCGCCGCCGAACATTCCAAGCTAATAGACGCATGGGGTCAACGGGTAAAGGCGGCCAAAGCTGAAATGCCAGACTTTGACGACATGGTTAATTCCACAGACGTTACTGTTAGTAACGAAGTGCGGGATGCAATCTTTGAATCAGATGTTGGCCCACGCATCCTGTATCACCTTGCTGAAAATCCTGAATACGCTGTAAAACTGCAAGGCATGACCTTGACCGCCGCCTTGAGAGCAATTGGGAGGTTGGAAGCGCAGTAC